AAACAGTACGATAGCTATTGGAGAAATAGATGAAGGAATTAACAGATGATGAATGTCTAGAAATGTTTCAGGCAGGGGGTGAATTATGCGATACTATACGACTTATATATAAGGTTGGATATGATGATGGGCAAATAGATATGGTTACAGCTAGTATAGAATTAGATGGTACTCTGAATGGCAAATAAGAAAACAAATAAGCAACGAAAGAAAATTAACCCCTTTAAAGCAGAAGAACATTATGGCAGACGAAATTGATAAAGCTAACGACCAAGTAGAATTAATACGAGAGAGGCAAATAGCAATAGCAAGAGGTAAACCTTTAAACATATTCCAAAATGAGTCTGGGTTATGCTGGGAATGTAATCGTCCAATAGAGGAAGATGACGGTAGACGCTGGTGTTCAAACGAGTGTAGAGATATGAGTAAATCATGAGAACTAAATTTGAAGAGTTAGATATTAAGCAAGAGAAAGAAGTTGAGGGTTATTATTCTAAACGTGCAGTATTTATGTGGTGTTTAGTTATTATTGTGTGTGCTATTGGGTATATTAGGTGGAATATATTATGAGTGAAGATACGACAACTAAGCCTGTGTGGAAAATAAAAAAAACACAGTCAGCAAATGATACACAAGTAGACGGTACACACTATAAGAAAATGAGTATAGAACCTTGGGAGCTTATGGAAGCATTATTAGAACCCGAAGAGTTTATTGGTTTTCTTAAGGGTAATGCTATGAAGTATGCACTGCGCGATGGTAAAAAAGAGGGTGCACTATATGATGCAGATAAAGCACGGCACTATATGGCTAAGTTAGCTGAAGTTAAAGCCAAATGATAAAACGAATTAGGAACTGGTTTCAAAGGCTATTTTATAAGAGGTATAATCCACCACATATATGTAAGATTTTTAGATACTACTATGGTGTAAATACAAAAATATGTGAACACTGTGGTAAAGAAGCCCCAATAGGGGAAGCACACTTTATACTCCATCAGAGATAATACAATGAAAATAACATTAGAAGAACATACCAATCCCCTAAATCTAGGGAAGTATGCAGGCATATGCTACGGCAGAGAAGGAAACGATGAGAAGAGACTGGCGCACATTATTGGGGTTGGGCATTTATCTGTACTTAGATTCGGTTCTGCTGTGTTCCGTATTCAAGGGATTAGTAGAGTATGCCTAGCACAATTAACACGTAGTAAACACTTAGATTATCTAGTAAGAAGTTCTAGGTATTGTGATGAGAGTGAAGCTTTAATTTTAATACCAAAAGCACTTATAGAACACGATGATCTTTTAGAAGCCTATACAACATTTAGTAAAGCTCTTTATAAAGACCTACGTGCTAAAGGTGTGTCTAAGCAAGACGCTCGTTACCTCCTACCACAAGGACAAGAGACAGAGTTATACGCAACAGGTAACTACCAAGCGTGGAGAGACTTTATTAAACTAAGATCATCTAAGTCAGCACAAACAGAAGTACGTGAAGTAGCATTAGAAATTGAACGACAACTGCAAGAGATTGCACCTATTATATTTGGGGTAGACGATGAAAGTTAGTGACCCTATCAGAGTACCTACTAATGTAATTATTTATCATTTATTAAACTTGCTCGATCATATAGAGGAAGAGGAAAAAGACGTACGTATGATTATCTTAGATAGCGCAGGAAGGCTCGTTACATTATTTAGGGCTTTTAGATTTATGTTTGTAGGTTTAATTGTTACTAATACAGTATGGATAGCCCACTCACTAGGTTACGTATGATAATCACATTAGACTTTGAAACTTACTGGGCTCAGAACTACACACTAAGAAAACTTACCACTGAGGAATATATTAAGTCAGACATGTTCCAGATAATTGGAGTGGGTATTAAGGTAGATAACCATGACACTGAGTGGCACACTGGCACTGAGAACCAACTGAAGCAACAGCTTGCTAAGTACGACTGGGCTAATGCTATGCTGGTATGCCATAACACTATGTTTGACGGCGCTATCCTTAAGTGGGTGCTAGATATAGAACCTAATTTGTATATAGATACACTTAGTATGGCTAGGGCTTATCATGGTATAGACGTAGGAGGCTCATTAGCATCATTAGCGATTAAATATAATCTTGGTGTTAAAGGCACAGAAGTTATAGATGCTAAAGATAAACGCTTAGAAGAGTTTAGTGAGAAAGACTTAGCGCAGTATGGAGAGTATTGTAAGAACGATGTAGAGCTTACTTATAGTTTATTTAAAATACTTATAGCTGACTTTCCTCACACAGAACTTAGTCTAATTGATATGACTTTGCGAATGTTCACTCACCCTATGTTAAAGGTAGACGATGGAATATTAGTTGAACGCTTAGAAGAAGTGCAGAGAGAAAAGCAAGAGATGCTTAGTGCGTTACAGAGTAAACTAGAGTGTGAATCAGAAGAAGACGTACGTAAGATATTAGCTAGTAGTATTAAGTTTGGTAAATTGTTAGAGGACTTTGGTGCAGTAGTACCGATGAAAGAGAACGCTAAGGGTAAGTTAATACCAGCATTAGCAAAGAACGATCTTGGGTTTATAGAACTATCAGAGAGTGAAGACCCATTCATTCAGCAGTTATGTGCAGTAAGGTTAGGTACTAAGTCTACGATTGAAGAGTCACGACTAGAGAGATTCATAGGCATTGGCAAACGTAATAAAGGAAACCTACCTATTCCACTAAAGTACTACGGCGCACACACAGGTAGATGGTCAGGGCAAGACTCTATTAACGCTCAGAACTTACCTAGCCGTGATAAGAAAAAGAAAGCCCTTAAGAACTCTATCATTGCAGATGATGGGTATGTAGTAATTAACTGTGACTCCTCACAGATTGAGGCTAGGGTACTAGCATGGTTAGCTGGACAGGACGATGTAACAGAACAGTTTGCTAATAACGAAGACGTATACTCTGTTTTTGCGTCAAAGATTTATGATAGAACTATTAGTAAGGCTGACCCCACTGAACGATTTGTAGGAAAGACTTGCGTTTTAGGATTAGGTTATGGTACAGGTTCGGCTAAGTTACAACACACACTAAAGACGCAACCCCCCGGAGCAGACTTAGACGATGACAAGTGCAAAGATATTGTCAAGCTATATAGATCAGTTAATAATAAAATTACAGACCTATGGAAAGAAGGGGATGATGTTATAAAAGACTTAGCCAACTGGAAACAGTTTAACTTTGTCACTAATAAAGACGAGAGTAAAGACCCTTACTATTATGGTGAGCATAAGTGCCTATTAGTAACTAAAGAAGGTATACAACTACCTAATGGGTTATATATACGCTACCCACAGCTACACCTAAATACAGAAGAAGCTAAGAGCTTTTATACCTATAAGTCTAGGGCTGGCATGAAGTCTCTATGGGGTGGGGCATTAGTAGAAAACGTGGTTCAAGCATTAGCTAGGATTATCGTAGGTGAACAGATGATTATAATAAACGAACGCTATAGAGTGGGCTTAACTGTACATGATGCCGCTGTCTGTGTAGTAAAAGAGTCTGAGTTAGAAGAGGCTTTAGAGTTTATAATTGGGGTTATGTCAGTACCACCAGCGTGGGCTAAAGGCCTACCTATTGCATGTGAAGCGGGCTATGGAAAAAGCTATGGTGATTGCTAAAGATATGTTATACTATACGTTAATCAAATAAGGATTTATATGAGCTATACTTGGTCTTTCTCAGCACTGAAGCAATACGTGAATTGCCCTAAGCAATATCAGGAAGTAAAGATTTTAAAGAACTACACACAGTCTGAGTCTGAGCAGATGAAGTATGGCTTAGAAGTACATAAAGCTTTAGAAAACTACGTTAAAAATGGCACACCATTAGTGCTTAACTACGTAAGATTTAAGAATGTAGTAGATGAACTAATAGCTATTGAGGGTACTAAGTACACTGAGTTTGAGATGGCTCTATGCCCAGACAAATACCCAATAGCTTTTGACTCTGAAGAAAGATGGGTTAGGGGTATAGCAGATTTACTAATCGTATCTAAAGATGAGAGTATGGCTTACGTAGTAGACTACAAGACTGGAAGTAATAAATATCCAGACCCTAAGCAGTTAAAGTTAATGGCACTTATGGTGTTTGCACACTTTCCAGAAGTAAAGGTAGTAAAAGGTGGGCTATTATTTTTATTACACAATAGCTTTATGACAGAAGAGTATAATAGAGGTGACATACCAAAGTTATGGGGTGCATTTGCAACTGACTTAGCTAGGTTATCCATGTCGTATGAAAGAAATATATGGCAGACTAATCCTACGCCGTTGTGTGGTTGGTGCTGTGTTACTAAGTGTAATTTTTATAGAGAAAGATAATGGCTTACAAAAACAAAGAAGATCGTCCGTATGAAAAAGAGTACAAACAGCAAGTAGCTAGAGGTGAATTGGCTAACCGTATGGAAAGGCAACGTGCTAGACGTGCTATGGATAAGACAGGTGCAGATAAGAACAAGAACGGAGAGGCTGATAAACGTGAAGGTAAAGATATTGCCCACGTAAAAGCTTTATCTAAAGGTGGCTCTAATAAAGATGGAGTACGTATTGAGTCAGCTACTAAAAATCGCTCATTCTCACGTAACAGTAAAGGTGGCTTAACGTCTGAGACTAGTAAAAAAGAACGTAAAAAGTAGTACTTCGTATTACTACGTATACGACTGACCCCCGTAAGGGGTTTTCTTATCCCTACAATATAGGTTCTATATGCAAGTAGTACACGATGATAAGGCTATAATTTTTGATATAGCAAGTAATAAAGCCAAGAAAATAACAGAATACTTAGAGAAAAGTGAAGTCATATATGATGATGGATATAGTGCTAAGCTAGTAGTAGCTTGGGAAATACATGAGATGCAACACGTTGCAGAGGTAGATAGCGAACTAAAACTATTATCTCCTATCACTAAAGAATATAAATGGCCAGGATTATTTACACCATTCAGCCATCAGAAAACAACTGCTGAGTTTTTATCATTAAGGAAACGATCCTTTTGTTTTAATGAAGCGGGTACAGGTAAGACTGCTAGTGTTATATGGGCGGCAGATTATCTAATGAATAAAGGATTAATTAAAAGAGTCTTAGTTGTATGCCCACTATCTATTATGTACTCAGCATGGTTGGCGGATGTATTTAGTACGGCTATGCACCGTACAGCGGCAGTAGCTTATGGCTCAGCACAAAAACGTATAAAGATAATAGATGGTGAGTATGAGTTTGTAATTATAAACTTTGATGGGCTAACATCAGTAGGTGATGCGCTTAAAGGGGCTAAGTTTGACTTGATAGTAGCAGACGAGGCATCAGCATTTAAAACTGCATCCACTAAACGATGGAAGTCTTTACAAAAACTACTTACTCCAGATACTAGACTATGGATGCTTACAGGAACGCCTGCATCGCAATCGCCTGTAGACGCTTTTGGGTTAGCTAAACTCGTTTCTCCAGATAAAGTGCCTAGATACTTTAACGCATGGAGAGATAAAGTAATGCACCGTGCTACTCAGTTTAAGTGGGTTCCAAAGGATACAGCAACTCAGGAAGTATTTAAAGCATTACAACCAGCTATTAGATTCACTAAAGATGAGTGCTTAGACTTACCAGACATAGTGTACCAGACTAGAGAGGTGGCACTAACACCACAGGTAGCTAAGTATTATAAAGAACTAAAGAACGAGATGCTTATAGAAGCGGCTGGTGAAGAAATATCAGCAGTAAACGCGGCGGCTAAGTTATCTAAGTTATTACAAATATCAGGAGGTGCAGTATATACAGACACTAAAGAAGTAATAGAGTTTGACGTATCACCAAGACTATCTGAGTTAAAAAGTATTATAGATGAAGCATCGCACAAGGTATTAGTATTCGTACCCTATAGCCACACCATACGGTTAGTAGGGGAGTATTTAACAAGTAAGGGGATAGATAATGCAGTGATAGATGGTAGCGTATCTGCTAATGCAAGACGTGTAACTATTGATAGGTTCCAAACATCTGAGGACATTAGAGTACTTATAATTCAACCACAAGCTGGGGCTCACGGCATTACATTAACATCTGCTAACGTAGCTGTTTTTTGGTCTCCTGTTATGAGTGTTGAGATATATTTACAATGTGTAGCTAGGGTTAATAGACTAGGTCAGGTGAACAAAATGCTTGTGGTAAATATGCAAGGGTCAGAAGCAGAACGTAAGATGTATGAAATGCTACAGGGTAAGATTACTCTACATGGTAACTTAGTTGATTTGTATAAACATGAATTAGGAATTTAAAATGGAAGATTTAGACTTAGACCAATTAGTAAAGATTTATTTGACAATAAGAACTGAACGTGAGAAGCTTAGCGCGGAGTTTGATATAGCAGATAAGGCTCTAAAGAATGAAATGAGTACAATAGAATACGCTATGCTAAACATATGCAACACAACAAAAGCAGAGAGTATTAAGACATCATTTGGTACAGTAATACGTAGCACCAAAGAAAGATTTACCTGCACTGATTGGGGTAACTTTAAAGACTTCGTCCTAGAACATCAAGCAATAGACTTACTAGAACGAAGAATACACCAAGGAAATTTTAAAACGTTTCTTTCAGAAAATGAACATGATGGGTTGCCGCCCGGTGTTAATGTAATGAGAGAATTTGGAATAACTGTTCGTAAACCAACATCAAAATAAGGAAACTAAAATGAGTAATGAATTAGCAAACATATTAGCATCAAACCCTTCACTAATACAAACAGGATTAGATGCAGATACCCTAGCCGTTGCTGGTGGCAATGGCGCTTCTAACGGTACTAAAAGCATCTCTATCAAAGGTGGTGTGTTTCGTAAGTACAATGGTGGTAAAGAAGTAGGTACTATCCAAGACAGACATATGAACATCATCATAGTTAAGATGGCTCACAAAGCATCACGTATGTTATTTGATAAACCATTTGTTGAAGGTGATACTACTAGTGGCCCACTATGCTGGTCTACAGATTCTAATACTCCTGATGAGTCAGTAGATACCCCACAAGCGGCTACATGTTCAGCATGCCCACATAGTATCAAAGGTTCAGGTACTAACGGCACAGGAACTAAGTGTGGTCTATTCTGGAAGACAGCAGTAGTACTACCTAATGATCCTTCTGGTGATATTATGGAACTACGTCTAGCCGCTACATCTGCATTTGGTGAAGAGAAGAATGGTAAACGTCCTTTCCGTCCATACATACAACATCTAGCCTCACACAATGTAAGTGCTGGAAGAATCATAACTAGAATGGAATTTGACTTAGATGCTACTTATCCTAAAGTTGTGTTTTCTCCTGTAAGTGGTGTACCAGCAGAGCATTTAGATATCATCTCAGAACAAGCTAAGACTAAAGAAGCAGAAAGAGCTGTTACTATTAACGTTCGTAAAGACCCAGCTAAAACTGCTGAGATTGAGTTTATGCAGACACTAGCTGTACCTGCACCTGTAGTAGTGGCGCCTGTTGCACAACAGGGCTTTGTTGAGATAGTGGAAGAACCACAAGCCTTTGCAGAACCTGTAGTACGTGACAGCACACCAGCACAAAGTGCTGTTAAAACAGACGACTTAGCATCTATTGTTAATAAATGGTCTACAACTTAATAGGAGAAAAACATGTCAAGATCGTATAGTGTAGACTTTATAAAAGAAACTGAAGAATCTACAAGTGATAGGACTGGAGTACGGTTCGCAAAGGTTTGTATAAAATCAAATATACCAGCATTGTATATTTCAGCTGTTATGGGCGTGTCTCGTATGACTATTTATAGTTGGTTTAGAGGTAAACCTTTAAGAGATAAAAACGAGGAAGCTGTTAAATTATTAATTAACATTATAGAAGCTGATCTAAGTAGTGGTATATTACCAGCCAAAGATTTAACAGCGGCGAAAAGCTACTTAGAAAGTCTAACTGATACAACAATAGAAGATAGCAGTATCGAAGAACCACAACTGTAGTCTTTATATTCTAACATAAGCGGGGTAGCCCCCCGCTTTTTTGTCCCTGTAGATTATGTTAAGAGAATTTTACACTAAAACACTACCAGAAAATGGTGTTTATTGTGTCAGCAGTATTGTCCCTAATACTGACAGAAAGGGCATGATAAATAAATTCACGGAGTCTATAGACGAAGTCTTAGACCTTATTGAACAATCAAAAAACAGAGAACACAATACGTTTGTAGCACTAGGAAGTTACAACGGGTATAGCAGAAGTGCCAACGACTGCATCATGTACAGGTCATTATTTATAGACTTAGATGTGGGTGATGAGAAGGCAGAAGAAGGTAAAGGGTATGCGTCAAAAGAAGATGCGCTAATAGCATTAAGTAAGTTCTTAGAAACTAATAGCTTACCACCACCTGTAGTTGTAGATTCAGGAACTGGTATCCATGCGTATTGGCTATTTCAAAAGGCTGTACCGTTTAAAGATTACAAACCTGTAGCAGAGAAGTTTAAAAAGTTTGTTATGAGTCAGCTGTATGCTGACCCTGCAGTTATGGCAGACGGTGCGCGTGTTATGCGTTGCCCTAATACGTTTAATTATAAGACAAATCCTCCATCACCTAGTGGGTTCTTATCTGATAAAATTTATCAGTATTCTTTTGAGGTATTCAAAGAATTTTTAGGAGTATCACAAGAGGATTTAGAGGTAGATATATTTGCTTCAGTAAGCAAAGGATTAGACGATGACACTAGGGCATTATTAAAATTAGATAACTATGCCTACAACTTTTCAGAATTAGTTAATAGAACTTTTAATGGTACTGGCTGTAACCAAATACGTAACATATTAGTAAATGCAAAAACAGTTTCAAGAGACGTATGGGCAGGTGGATTAACAATAGCTATTAAGTGTACTGACGGCGCGACAGCTATTCATAAAATGTCAGAAGACCATCCAGAATACAATTATGCAGACACTTGTAAGGTAGCTAACTCATTTGAGAAGCCCCGAACTTGTGATTGGTTTAATGATAATGCACCTTCTGTATGTGATGGGTGTAAGTATAGAGGGCACATAAAATCTCCTATATCATTAGCCAGAGAACTAAAGGCAGTACCAGAACCAGATAGAGAACCAACTAAAGACGAACTTGCTAGAGCTACTAGGCCCATATTTCCGGGATTTTTAAAGCCGTTTGTACGTGGTGAGAATGGAGGTATTTATTATGTACCACCAGCAAAAGTAGACAAAGACGGAGTATCGCACTCAGAAGACCCAATGCTTGTCATACCACATGATTTATACCCAATACAAAGGCTATATAGCGTGTTAGATGGCGAGTGCCTCACTATGAGGTTACTACTTCCTAATGACGCAGTGAGAGAGTTTTTACTGCCAATGAAAGACGTATATGCACAGGATAGATTTAAAGCAATTATGGCTAGTCAGGGTGTTCTATATAACCCAACAATGATTAATCATTTAACACAATACATAATTAAATGGGGACAGTACATGGTAGAAAAAATACAAGCAGACATCATGCGTATGCAGATGGGCTGGACAGAAGACCGCGTAGATGAAGCGGCATGGCGGTCTAAGTCGTTTGTTATAGGTAACAAAGAAATACAATCAGACGGTAGTGAACGAGTGTGTGCGGCATCGCCATATGTAAGAGGTATATCTAAACTAATAGCTCCTAATGGTACATACGAGCGGTGGCAAGAGTCAGCTAATAGGTTAAATACTGAAGGGTTAGAGTTACACGCGTTTGTTATGCTAGGCGGGTTTGGTTCTACATTAATGTGCTATACATCTACTGCTGGTGTAGCTATATCTTTACTAGGTCGGTCTGGTTGTGCTAAGACAGGTGCACTATATGCGGCATTAAGTATATTTGGGAACCCTAAAGACCTTAGTGTTTTTGAAGCTACTGACAACGGTATGACTGGGCGTTATCTAGCACTACATAACATAATGCTAGGCGTAGATGAAATAGGTAATAAAGACCCTAAGCTATTATCTCAACTAATCCACAAGGTATCACACGGTAAAGCAAAAATCCGTATGCAAGCATCTACCAATGCTGAACGTGAGTACGAGCAGTCTGCATCCTTAATAGCTACGTTTACCACAAATGAATCTATCTATAATAAGTTAGAAGGTATTAAGGCTTCGCCCGATGGTGAGGTAGCTAGGTTAATTGAGTTCTTTGTTAAGCAACCAGAAGTATTGTCTGGAGTAGAAGGCGGTATAATAGGTAGACAAATATTTGACGCGTTCAGATTTAACTATGGACATGCTGGCCCGTTGTTTGTTAAGGAAGTATTTAAGGTAGGGGATCAGTTCATATTAGATACTATGGATTATTGGAGAGATAGATTTGCTAGAGACTTTAGGTCTACTGATAGCTCTTACAGATTCTATGAAAACTTAGTCCAAGCTAATATGACTGCGGGTACTATAGCTGTTAAAGCAGGCATCGTTGACTTAGACCTAGAACGCGTTTACAGAGTAGTCACTAAAGAAATGCTACACATTAAGGACAAGGTAGTAACTGTTAATAAGGTAGACTATCAATCTGTGCTTGGGGACTTTATCAATAAGAACATCACTAATATATTAATTATTAGAGACAACAAAATAGCTATGGAGCCGCGCGGTCAGTTGCTGGCTAGAGTAGATTCAGACAAGGGGACTTTAGAAGTATCTAGGACTATGCTTAGGAAGTATCTTACTGAACATAATATTAGCTCACGTGAGTTTGAAACTACCATGAGAGAGCTTAGGATATTAGCCCCACTAGACTCAAGAGTTAGGTTAGCATCAGGTTGGAAGTCTGCAGTATCACTAGAGCCAGTATGGTGCTATGTATTTAACACTCCATTTCCTGCTGAATGGGAAGGAACAAATGCTGACTACAAAGGTTGAACCAGAATGGATTTTTCCGTTTGAGGGAATGGAAATAGGGGATAGTTTTTTTATCCCTACCCTGCACCCTGAAGATTTAATCTATGCAATAAACTGTGGTGGTAAACGTATTAAAAAAAGATTCAGGTCGTTCATAACTGTGCATAACGACCTGATAGGGGTAAGAGCTTGGAGAGTACGTTAATTAGGTTTTACATCAAACTTTTCCATCATGTTTACTAAATTATATTTAAGGCCATTAATAGTGTCATCTATAGGTTTAATCAAACGTTTTCTTTCTATAGGTGACAATTCTTGATTGTCTTCATACACTCTTTTAGCATGATACAACTTATCTAAATATTTTCCTTTAGACTTATCATATATATCAACGATTGCAGGAGCCATAGGGTGGTCTTTAATATACTCAGTGTATTCTTTAGGGTTAGACTTAAACATAGTTAGATCATTTTTTATATCTTTAATCTTAGATTCTATCTTACCAAATTCTCTTGCGTCTACATGAGCTTCAGCACCAACAAAAGAACCAAAACCCGGAATATCTTTTCTAAATTCAAACTCTTTTTTACCTTGACCGTATAAAGCTAATCCTGTACCAATTTCTAAGAATCTAGATAAACCATCAACATAGTTATTAGCGGCAAAATACAAAGCATTAGGTGCTATATTAATCGCTCCGTTTGTAGCATCTACCATATATCTAGTAGCCATTTTATACATCTCAGGTACTTTTTCTCCACCTGAATAGGCATCGTTATGAGTTCCAGTAGCGCTATATATAGCTTGCCCCAATCCATTTTTGTTCATAGCGTATTCTACTAATGGGCGACCAATACTTGGAGTTATTGTATCTATTGCAAACTTTAATGGGTCATCTGTAAAATCTATTCGTGATACAGGAATAGGTAAGTACGAATCAAAAGATATTTGCGTAGCTATATTACTCATAGCATTAACCCAAGACGTCTTGTTATTAGGGTCTGCTACCATAGCCATCTGCGCACCCATAGCCGCAAAAGCACCTAACCCAAAACCCCAAGGTATTTGAATTGGGTTTTTATATCCGGGTATATGGAACCTAGCAAATTTAGTCCACTGGTCGGGGTTATCACTAGATACTTTATTACGTCCTTTATCATCATCATCTGCTAAAGACATAGCCATATAGTAAGTAGCCATACCTAAACTAATTAACGCGCTAGACATAATTTGGGCATTTTGTCTACGTTCTTTAAAGTTCTTTATGTAAGTATCAACAGCCTTTTGGTTAGCATATACTCTTTTATGAGTATTAGGATTTATTGTATAAGCAAATACACCAGAGTTATCTAAGTTTTTAACTGCTCTATCTTCAAAAGTAAACGCGGGTAGTACAGCATCAAAAGCCCTTACTGCACCTGTAGCAGCTGGTCTAGAGAACATAAAAAATGCTCCTAATGTTTTACTGTGCAAACCTACTTGTTCAAAGTTAGCTAAGTTTTTAGTATCAGCCGTGGCTTTAACGCCTGCTGACCTTTGTGCTTCTGCTAAAGACATGCCCTTTTTAATACCATCTTTAATGTATTTAGCTTTGAATGATTTATATGCTGAGGCTCTACTAGCTAGCTCAAACATTTCGTTCCAAGTATCTACAAGGGTATTAAAAGAGTCCATAGTATGAGCAATGTGGTGCTTATTTCCTATCTTAGACATCTTATCGTAGTTTTCTTTAAGAGACATAGCCGCACGATGTGATACTTTACCACCATGTAGTATGTACTCAGCTACATTCCGCTCAAAAGAATCCCCACTAGTAAGTTTTGCACGTATACCAGCAATATCATTTTTTTCATACATCCTCGCAATAGTCCACGATTTAAGTATACCCCTGTTAATAAACACATCACTTGCAATAGCTGATATATATTTAGCTGATAGACCTATACCTTGTTCCGCTCCCATTGTCCATGTGTTAGTCAACATATCACGTAGAAAGTTCATAGGCGCAAAGTTTACGTTGTATCTAGTATGGAATTGTCCAATAGCACTAGTAAGAGCACTCATAGTATTAATAACAGGCCCTGTAGGTATATACTGTCTTCTAATACCATCTAATATATTAACTGCTGTAGGATCAAACTCAATAATATTAACACTACCATCTTTATTATAATGCAGGATACATCGGTCTCTTAACTTCTGTCCAAGCTCTTTAAAAGTTTCTCTCTCAGTAAAAGGCATAGCAGGAAGCACTTTAGCATTTAGTAATTTTTTACCATTTACTACAGTATTAGCTGCGTTCATAATAGCTTGAGTTACGTTCTTATACCCTGCTCTATCACAAGACTTATAGGCATCAGTAAGAGTTTGCACTATGCTATTTTCAGAATCTTCAATACCACCTGTCCAAGGGTCAGCCATTTCTCTAAAAGTATTACTAGTTTTTAGTTTACCAAGGTCAAACGTGGTGTCTACTGCATTATGCTCTGGAATACCTTTAAGAGGAGAATAATTCTCCCATCCATAAAACCCAATAATATTTTCTACTGGATTAGACATGTAGTTAGACTTTCTATCTAAAACTTTAATGTTATCATTTAGTTCTTTTAATGATTTAAACACACTATCTACAAGAGCTTTAGCAGCGGGGTTAGACGAAGCAAGATCGTTATAGTCTTGTATAAGTCTTTGCTCTTCTTCTGAAGTTTTCCCTACTGAGTTGTATCTAGCATTATTAATATCATTATTTTCTACGCCGGGCATTGCATAATTGTCACCAAGACGTTTTATATTTGCTCGTAAATCTTTAAGTTGTTTTTCAGTTAATTTTTTATCAGTACGCACCATCTCTAATATTAGCTCTCTATATGCTTTTGGACTTATTGAGTTTCCTTTAGCATCTTTTAATACCATAGCAGTATCAAGTTCTTTAGTTAGATAATATTTAATTTCTCTACGTTCTACTCCGTGCAGACCTAGTTTAAAATTATGTAATAAGTTTAGTGTTTGATCTTCATTCTTAAATCCTAAAACTTTAGTTAGTTTTGTAATAGACCTAATAAGTTTATCTTCAATAGGAAGCACAAATTCTTTTCTAGCTATACGTCCAAGTTCTTGTGCAAGAGTTTTTTGGTTATAAACATCATTAAATGCTCCTTCTGGATCGCCATTTATTAACCCAGTAAGATCAGCTTGGTTCTGCCAATTCTTTAAGTACACTGAAGCATTCTGAAGTTTTCGAATTAACTCACGATATGAACTAGTAAGAGTACTGCCTTTAGCTTCTTTACTAGCCTCACGATGTCTACTTGCTCTATCTATAGGGTCATCAATACCATCATAGGCTCCACCGGGAGCTGATCTAGAATATGAAACATCTTGTGCTCTGATACTTTCTGTAGGACGTGATAGTAAATTTAATACATCATCTAAAGCAGCTTCTAAAGCCATACCATTACTAGTATTTTCAAAGCCCAGCACTTTTGATATAGCCTTAACTACAGTATTAAAAAATGATTTAGACTTTTCACTAAATTTTTTATCTTCTAAATAAGGCATCTTCCCTAAAGCTAATTGAAAATCACGATTAGATATTGTTTCAGCAATAAACTCTTTAAGACTACCTATTTCAAAGTTCCCCTCTTTAATAGAAATATCTGCTTGTGCAATCTTATGTAGTTTTTTTAGTCTAGCAATGCCTTCTTTTACTCTAGCTTGTTGGGCAGAGTTTGTTAAAGATTTAATATATGCAGTAGGGTTTTCTATAACGTGGTCAGTTAAATAGTGAGTTAATTCATGTAATATTACTTCATCTAAATTACGTGTGCCTGTGTAGCCTTTTCCTGTAGAACCCTTAATAGTAATAGTATTAGTAGTAGGATTAAACTCTCCATCAGAATCAGCTAGTTCTCCATACACAATTTTAGGCATGCTTAATGCCCCAGTCCTATTATCAATAGTTTCTAAAGCAGTTAATAGTCTATCAGCTATAGTTCTAGTAGAACGATGTGTTCCATTAGTGTTTATAGTACTGAGTAAAAATGATATATCCCCAAAAGAATCAAACATAGGATTCTGCATCATTCTATCTAAGGACTCTGTAATTTTATTTTTTGTCTTTACAGGCTTACGTGGGGCTTCTTCCTCTTCTACGTCTGGTTTATTTTTAGCTTCTTCTGATAGTTTTTTATACTCCGCTAATTCTTCTTCACTAGTTTTAAATGCTTTTTGCTTTTTAATTATTTTATCTTGTTCTTTAATATAAGAGTCTGCATCAGCTTTAGTTTCTCTGTCTTCATTAGCATCAAGTATAGCTGTTTCTTCTGCTTTATTAGTACGAGTTATTTCTCTACCTTCATACTCTTTAGCACTCACAGCATCAGCATGATGCTTATCTAATTTTTTAGCATAAACTGCACGTTGCTTATTATTTAATGAGGCTACAAAAGCATTTCTATTATCTATATACTGCTTTCTATTTGATGGAGTATCTTTCTCTATTTTAAAATTATCTATTTTATCCTGCGCTGCAGAAAAAGCTGCATCATCAATACCATTTTTAGTTGTTTTAGGGCTATTAGTAGCATATAAAGAAGTTTGGTTTAAGAAGTTCTCTGCTGACGGTTGTTCTGTAGGTGTATAATTTTTATCATATTTAACGTTTTTAGGAAGAGCCTTATCACGAGCTTTTTCAAGTTTAACTATTTGCTCTGGAGTTAAAAGTGTCTCATCAATTTTATTAGTAACTGGTATAGTTTCAGCAGTTTGCTCTTGTATTAAAGCTTTAGTTCTAGCTAGTATAGTAGGAAAAATATCACCTTCTTTAGCTATACCTAGTTTTTGTGCAGTTATAATTGCACGTTCTTTATTTACACCGGGTTTTTCCCAAGCACGAACTAAGTTATTTAACTGCTGAACTTCTTCTTTAGGTAACTTAGGAGCCTTTGGAGTTTTAGGCGTAGTTACTTTAGCTTTTGGCGTAGTTACTTTAGCTTTTGGTTGACCATGTTCTTTATTATATTCATCCATATAATCTGGATGATACTTTCTCCATAAGCCAGTTTTTGCAGCCGCAGATAACTTAGTAGCAGTATCAGTAAATCCTAACCCAGATATAACATGCATAGCCCCCTCATTTGAGGGCTTTGTTAAAGACTCATACACTAAAGTATTTAATTCTTTAGAGCCGTACTTATTATTTAATATATCAGATAAGTTATTTTCCCCTTTGCTAAAATGAGCTACGGGTATAGCATATCCTGATTTATTTCGCCCATAAAAAGTCACAAGGCCTTTACTATAGTCTATGATTATTGCTCCTTTATTTGTAGTTTCAAGCTTTAATTCATTTCCACGTTCTTGTGCACCAATATAAGCTATATTATGTGTCTGTTTAGGGTTACTAGGATTTATAAAAAGGTTTCCGCCTCCCGTATCTGTATAGGCTTCTCCTTTATCTGACACATATTTATAATGCGCCGCATATGTACCGTCACTAGGACCATATGAAACTCCTTCTACATCTTGCCCTTGTGCTTGTTCATCAGCTAGTTTTTTAGCTTCTACATCTGCTTCATCAGCTTGTTCTTGCTCTTGTTCTTGATTTTGTTCTTGATTTTGTTCTTGATTTTGTTCTTGATTTTGTTCTTGATTTTGTTCTTGTTCTTGCTCTTGTTCTTGCTCTTGTTCTTGATTTTGTTCTTGCTCTTGTTCTTGATTTTGTTCTTGATTTTGTTCTTGATATGCAGCTATAGCTTTATTAGTAGAGTTAAACGAATGGGCTTTATTTTTACTATTAGGGCCTCCAAGGTGCGTATCATAATATTCTCCGGCAGTTATTACATCACCAAGACCATCATACACAGGAGCATTACGCTCAAAGGACATTTCCTCTTTGCCTTTAGGTTTATACTTAACTAAGTTGTCTACGCTTTGGTCTTGGTTTAAGTTTTGGTCAAGGTTTAACTCTTGGCCTGCTGTAACGTCACTAGGAAAGGATGTGTCTATATCTGCGGGTGGAACTTGCTCTTGATTTTGTTCTTGATTTTGTTCTTGGTTTTGTTCTTGATTTTGTTCTTGATTTTGTTCTTCACGTTGCACTAGACCAAAGGCACCACCACCTAATGCTCCTGCAGCTAATGACGAACCAGCAACTTCTTTATATTCTTTATATGCTTCTTCCCCTGTTACAGGTAGTCCAGCTTGACCGCGTTCTAATGCTTGTTGTGCTATTTCTGTAGGAGGTTCTGTAATAGTACCCTTAACTGCACCCTTACCAACTCGACCGCCTATCTGACTTAATATAGACCTTTCAATTTCTTGAGTAGCAGCGGCTTTAATTGCATCTTTGGCTCCGGGAGCCATCTTCATACCAAAAGTAAACCTATCAGCAACGTAGTCTAACGGGCCTTGAACTGCTGCAGCAGTAGCTGCATCTGCTGGGCTTAACTGTCCTGCGTCTACTTTTTCTTGTGCTTGTCTAGCCATATCATGACCAAACTGTTGAATTATAGATGTAGCAATACCAGCAACAATAGGTGCAGCAACACCGCCAGTAAACGCACCAGCAATACCACCTACAATAAACGGAGCAGCAGACTCTACAGAAGACTCAGCAAACTTTTCAGCAGCAAACCCCGGAGTCTCAGCTAGGCCAGATAAGATACCTTTATTTTTGTATACGTTTTGTAAGTCCTCAAAAGACATAGACTTAGGGCCGGGCTGTTCTTTAGCCTGCATAGCCTTACTTTCTTCCATCCATTCTTTAGTATGCTCTGGAGTGTCTATAGCAGAAGTAATACCTAAGCCAACACCCTGCATAGCTTCTTTAGCACCTTCTACTGCCCTGCCAAATGCAGCACCAAATCTACCGGGCTCTTCTTTTGGCTTTTCTGGTTCTTCAGACAT